TTATCGTCTTTGTTATGAAATCTACGAATACCATCTTCAAATGTGGTATAGCCACCACTTAATTTAAAGAGATAATGTGGATATTTTAACTTATCACATTCTTCTCTTAAACGGTCAGCAGTATGAAAGGTTTTAGCTTCTTCAGGTTCATCTGTAATAATCAGTAACCTGAGAAAGTCTTTTTCCTCTTTTGCTTCTGTTAAGAAATCTTTAAACTTAGGAACCTGCATTTACTCGCCATCTTTTTCTTCGACTTTCTTACCAATATTATATTTGGCAGCCAAGTTCCACTCTTTCTTTTCTTTGAAAGGTAATACTTTAATTTGACTTAATGGTGCCTTGTTCTCAGCATCTTCGGATTTTACAATATCAATTAAGTTCCAGTCTTGTAACAATATCGCAATTGTGTTTCTTCTTTGAATATCGTTCTCAACTAAGGTTGCCTTTTTACCGTCTAAAGCAAATAACTCTTTGAAATGTACAATATAGTATTTACCTTGTTTGTGTAAAATATGGCAAGATTGATATAGTGTCTTGTCTTTACGACTAGCAACACCAATCCTTGTTAATGTTTCTCTTACTTTTAAGAAGTCGTCTGGTTGTTTGATAGTTACTTCTAGCATACTCTCAGGCGACCATGAAATTTCTTCACTCATTTTTTTGTTCTCCCACCTTTTTCAAGTGTTAATTTAATCTCATTAATCTGTTTATCATTTAGTATGCTGAGAGCTTCTTTAGCTTTTTCATTACTGTAACCATAATACTCTTTTACATACTCTAGGTTTTTCAATTTGGCCTGTGATAACCACTTGCCACCAAATCGCTTTTTCTTACGGATACTATTTATGTAAAAGTGGAATTGTAACTTTTTGTCTAAGAAGTGATAACCATTCATCTCGTTAGCCTGAGCAATGGTATCGTAGTGCATAGATAAACACTTGTTAATGATATAAGGTGGGTATTTCTTCTCCCATGTTAAATCGTCACTATCAAGTAGTGGCGTCTTTTCAAAGTTGATTGCGTTCAAATAATCTTTTAATTCATACATAATATAACCTCAATGGTGCCCCTTGTCCGACTCGAACAGACCACCTACTGATTACAAATCAGTTGCTCTACCAGATGAGCTAAAGGGGCAAATTTGGAGCGGGTGACAGGATTCGCACCTGCGACCCTTTCGTTGGCAACGAAATGCTCTACTACTGAGCTACACCCGCTTATTGTCATTTAAATTTGCAACTCGCCATAATTTCTGTCAAGCAAGCGACCATATTTATTTCTTGGTCAGCAACAAAGGCCGCCTTGTATTGATAACCTGCAATAATTAATACCGATTGTGGTACTGATTTTGCATCTAAACTTTCATAAAGAGTATCATAGATACCTCTAAACAAAGCCTGTGGTTCTTTATCAATATTTTGAACAACCCATTTTCGCATATCAGTAAACTTCTTTTCTTTTAGAAGTTTGACTAATTCTTTATTATTCGCTTCAGATAAACTATATAGGATTCCACTATCAATCTTACCTCTAACTGAATATCGTTGAAGTTCGTTAATAGTTCTACGGAAGTCTGGATAATATTTCTGAATTAACTCAGCTAAAACCTTTTTATCAAACTCAATGTTTTCATCTGTTAAAACATTAGACATTCTTTCCATAAAAGACTTAGCAGTTTTGACCTTTTGACCATTCTTAATAGTAAAATCAACTACAGTACAACGACTATGTAATGCAGGAATGATTTTGTTTTTGTAATTACAAGTAAATATGAAACGACAATTATTATAAAAGGTTTCAATAAAATTACGCAAAGCAGGTTGAACACTATCAGCGTTCATATAATCTGCTTCGTCTATAATTACAACTTTATGATTGGCGTCTTCGGTTAATGATACAGTAGAGGCAAAGTTTTTAATCTTTGTTCTCAAAGTATCAATTTGTCGGCCTTCGTCTGAACCGTTAATGATAATATAATCACTACCTAATTGTTCACATAATGCTCGTGCAACTGTGGTCTTACCAGTACCGGCTGTACCAGATAATAGTAAATTAGGGATTTCTTTTTGATTTAAAAACTCTTTAAAAGTTTCTTTTATATCCTGTGATAGGATACAATCATCAATTGTTTTTGGTCGGTATTTTTCAACCCACAAATAGTCTGACATAATATAAACTCCACTTTATTCATTATTTATTAGGGTGTTTCCATTGTAAATTCTTTTACAATTTCACTATCAACATCATAACCACCTTTGTTCATTGTCCAACAATCTTCTTCACGGTCATAATCGTGTTCATCAACAAATTCTTGGACTTTATCTGCCAAGTCTTTGTCTTCTTGTGAAGCTGTATGATAGTCCTTCCAATCAAAGTATAAACCTTTTTCAAAGGTAGGCAAATCGCCAAACTCCTCTATAATATCAGAAACAGCAATTTGTCTATTAAGATAATGTGTTGTTTGATGATATTCTCTGGTTTCCACTTTTAAGTAGTCATCTGCTTTATATTCAGTACCGTCTTCTAGTTTATACACTTCAGACATATTAAAACTCCGAATCTGGCTCTAATGCAATCCAATATTGGACTTTCTTATTACGATTTACAAAATGACTAATCTTTTGATTTGAGATTGCAACATCATAATCATCTGTAATCATCTTAAAGTTTTCAACTTTAAAATAGGCCTTGAATGTTTTATCAGACTCACCAACATCAATTGAATATTCATTTGATGATTTGTTTTTCTTATCGGTAGCCACCATAGAGATAGACTTACCATTACCAATTACTGCAACATCTGGTAAATTTAGAGTTGTAGCTGCTTTCATAAGTTTAGCAAAACTTTCTTTTTTAAATGTGAAAGTTACAAACTTATCTGGCATTGTAATTGATTTTGTAGGTGCAACAATAACTGATTTATCTGCAAAGAAATATTTAATATTCTGTTTAGATTTTTCTTCGTTGATTGTTACATTTGACCCGCCATTAAATTTCAAACTTGGACTGTCGAATAAATCAACAGACCTTAAAAATTCAGGTAAGTCATAGATTGCGAATTCTTGTTCAAAAGTTTCTGAAATATCAGCTTCTGCCAAAATATTCTTCATTGTAGAGATTGTCTGTACTTTGTTTCCAGGCTTCACCAGAATATTCTGGTTAATGTCTGAAAAGTTTTTCAGTACAGCAACTGTGTCACTTGATAGGTTCATAATATATTTTCTCCTTGTTTAATTTGGAGCGGATGGATGGTACTGCCCCACCTTCATTTGATTGGAAATCAAATATAATACTTTTATACGACATCCGCATTTTCTATAATACTATAAATGGCCGTCAAAGTCAAGCCTAGGACGGCCATTTATTTTTATTTTATTTTACAATAAAACGAGTTCATTTTGTTTATGAATTTTACCAATCGTAGGAAGAGTAGCATAAATTACCACATCTGTATTAACCTTTGGTAATACTTCTTCACCATTTATTTCTCTTGTGAAAAAAGCGCCACCATAATTAATCAACTCTTGGTTCCAATTCAAGTTATGTTTTTCGATTCTATCTTCATATTGTTCTTCTAACTTTTGAATACTATTAGATGTATCTAAAGTTGAAGTGTGTAATATGACTCTAATAATCTTACCTGCAAAATTTGAGTTATTTGCAATTGCAGCTACTCTGGAAAGATTTTTAGTCCAAGATGAAGCGGCACAAACAACATACAAATATTTGTTTAGATGTTCAGAACCTTTTTTAGTCTGTACATAAACAGATTCTTTAGCAGACAATCCACTATTAGGATACTGGTCTTTTGCTTTCTTATAATGATTTTCTGTCATCCACTCGTGTACATTTTCTGGTGTCCAAGAATTCACATATGGTCTTGTACCAGAATTGTTTAAAATAGATTGTGCTATAATATTTTTAGTATTTTCTGTAAAGTGACCACCTTGTGTAGCCTCTAATACCCAATTATAGATTTCATCTAAGTTTTCTGATAAATCGCCATCACTAACTAATTCTTGTCCTGTAGCAATAACATCACCAGTTGTTGCTAAACCTGTAGGCGAATCAATTAAGTTAAACTTAATATTTTGAGTAGCAAGTGTTTTATTATCTGCAACTGTATATACTGCTACAATTGCATTTTTAAAATCACAAGTATTTTTCAAAATTTTAGTTCTAGTTCTACCTGTAATAAATTTAATAGAACCATCTGGATATTTACATATGGCAATGGGATTATATTTTAATTTAAAGCCATTATCCAAAATGTTATTTTTGATTTTATCAAACTTCTCATTATCCGAAGCTCTACCTTTTTGTTTACCATATTTGTTTTTTAAAACAGAATATAGCGTATCAATATCATATAGTTCAAAACCATGAAAAGTTAATCCTTTTTTAGGCAATTCGTCATTGTCATATAACTCTGGAAAAGCCTCTTTTACGATTAATCTTTCAAGCGTTTTTAAATTCGCTTCTGAAAATCTATCTGTATTATTGATATTAACAACGATTGAATTATCATTGTCGTTTGTTGTTTTTGTTTTTGTTGTGATGCCTAATGCGCCATTTACCCGGCTAGACACTAATGTATTATCTAACATTATATTTCCTTTCACGCCACTTAGCGTTTTAATTGTTAATTAATATAAACCACAAACTCAGTTTGCAATGTTTATATCTGTATAATATACTAAAAGGCCGAAAAAGGCAATGCTCCTTCGGCCTCTCAATTTTACTTCAATATAATTAGTCTTTTTTAGTTACAAAAGCATATAACTCAGCAGCTTGTTTTTGAATTTCAGCTGGTGAATACATCTTAGGCATATACTTTTCAATATACTCCTGAGATTCTTTATTTGCTTCTTTAAACTTTTCTAAGTTTTGATAAAAGATATTCATTTGATTATCATATGCTTTATCTAACATTTCTTTAGCCATTGCTAAAGTATCGAAACGGATTTCGAATGGGTTTTTTCCACTTGACATAATTTTCTCCTTTGTGTCTGTGTTGTGTGTTGGTGGGGGCTAACCGTTGACCCCCTCGGATGTATTAAGGCATCACCCTTTCAACAACTATTTATTTAACTTCAATAGTTCTTGGTTTTTTACTCTCAGGAACAATTCGTTCCAAAGAAACTTTTAAAAGGCCGTCTTTTAGTTCTGCACCTTTTACCTCTACATCATCTGCAATTGTGAAAGATTTAGAGAAATATCTTTTAGCGATACCTTTATGTAAGATACCATTATTTTCCTCTACTTCTTTTTCATCTGCATCTTTAATAGATTTGATTGTTAGTACCCCTTCTTCAAGTGATACATCAATATCTTTTTTAGAATAACCAGCTAATGCTAGTTCAACATCATAGGTATTTGAACCTGTTTTTACAATGTTGTATGGTGGAAAATTAGGGACAGAAAGTCCTCTAAAGTCGTCTTCAAACATTCTTTCAAAATGGTCAAAGACATTATCAAAACCGATTGTTACCGGTCTTAATTGATTAAATATACTTAGTGCTTTATTGTTTGTCATACAAACCTCCTTTTATTAAGCAAAGTTTATTGTTATTAAAATGAATACCCTTTATGGCGTATTCATGTTTATTTATATAAGTATGATTTCCAAAATGTCAACCCTCTTATATAAAAAAAAGTGGTAGTTTCGGTTTAGGGGCTTAAACTACCAAAGAGCTCCGCAGCTTAAGTTCTTTTTCACCTCTCGGTTGAGTTGAACCAGGCGCAAATGCCAAACAAACTCGATTTCTGGTAGTGGTAGGCCTCACCCACTTTTACCCTAGTAACATCTTACTGTCACATTTCCCGTTACGACTCTCGCTTTCACGGCTACGAAGGCCAATGGACCAGAAAAGTGGTGGTTTTAATTTTGAGGAGACCACCAACTCCTGCGACCCCGACATTATTTTTAGATTGGGTGTCGGTTACCCTCTACGCTACTGGTCTTATGAATTGCCAGCTATAATATATATATTCACAAGGCGTAGAGAATTCTAAAACCTATAAGAATCTTTCCATTTTTTTCTGTTGCTTTTTCCAATTGGCAATTCCTTTTTTCTTAGCCTCTCTCTTTTTTTCTGAGGGCTTTTGATAGTATTGTCTTTCTTTTATTTCTTTAACAATACCGGCCTTTTGAGATTTCTTTTTTAAGACTCTCAAAGCCTGCTCAAGGTTACCATTTCTTACTATTACTTCTACCATTTTCTCCTTTTCCGTTCTGTGTAAGTTTAAAAAAGCGGTGGTGGGGCACTACCCCCACCACCTAGGACTTACACTATGATTGAGGCGTTTTAGATAACATCGCTATCAGACTCATCCTCATTGTCATCCATTTGTGAAGCTATATCAGATTGTCTTTGCTGTTCAGCTATCTGCTCAGCAGTAGCGCCAGCATCAACTTTCTGATACAATTCCATAAATGAATTCTTTGTATCATCATCAAACCTGTTAGTACAAACTTCAATCGCTTTTAGTTTTTGATTGAAAATTGCAAAGGCTTGAATGATGTGTACCAATCTTCTGGTTGAAATAATCTCGTCAACACCACCATCAAAGTAGGTCTTTCTGATTACATCAGCCCATGTTACCAACTTGTTACAGAATTCGGCATCTTTTTTGCCAGCCTTCTCTAAAGTCTTAACTAAGATTTTTTCTTCAATCTTAGCAGTTGGATATTGTTGTTCGAAAGTAATTGGAAATCTTTCCAAGAACGCTTCGTTCAACACATTAGTACCGATAAACTTACCGTCATCACTACCTTGACCTTTTGTATTGGCAGTAGCAACAACATTGAAACCATGAGCA